TCTTTTTTATATACTTCTTGTTCTCCTAGATTTGCGAATTGTGGGAAGTAATGATCGAATTTGTCGAATTTTTGCCAGAATTTGTTTAATCCTTGTACGTATGATGCTTTTGGGATAATTCTACATAGTCCTAATATAATTCCATGTTCGTTAAATGATTGTCTGAATCCTATATTATCTCCTAATCCTAAAGCGTGTCCGTACATGTCTCCTGCTGGTCTTGATGTTGATACTGATTTGTCTTCATATGTACTTAATATTTCAGATACCATTATTGGTGTTTTACCACCTCCTAAGTATTTTGGTATTTGTACTGTATAATCTGGAATTCTTTCTCCGAATATAGCGTGTATTTGTTCTCTGTATCTTGAACCTGCTCTTGCCATAAGCTCTAACCATTGTTGTAGTGCTGATGCTTTTCTTAATTCGTTAATTGTTGCTCCTGTTGCTGTTGATAAGTCTGCTAATAATGAATCAGCATTATCAATGTCGATTTGAGTAGCTCCAGGTAAATAAGCATATGGGTTACCGACAGCATTAGTTTGCATTGAACTAGCACCATCGAAATTTGCATTTGCAATAACTGCACCTGTATTATCTTTAAACTCTGCGGGGGAACCTGAATTATTATAAATTATTGGCGCGGTACTTCCTAAAGGTAATGTTACTTCTGCACCTCTTTGTAGAAATGGTAATGCTGATGTAAAGTAATCTTTTTGCCAGTTTGATTTTTTTAATGACATTATAGTTACTGCATCTGATGCAGTTGTGATTCCTGAACTTGTAAATTGTTCGAATTCATCTCCTACGTTTTGGTCTCTAAAGTATTCGTGATGTATTAATTGATATGCTCTAAATGGTAATGCTGATATATAGTGTTCTTTACCTGTTTGTATATCGTTCCATGCTCCACCTTTTGTGCCTGCTGTTCCTGTTGTTGGTGGTACTCCCATATAATCTGCTAGTGAACCTTTGCCTAATAGTGCTTGTGTAGTTCCATCTATTTTAATTCTTGGGTAGGAGGGTAGGTCGTTTCCATCTTCTCCTCCTGTAATAAAGTCTTTCCATTCATCCCATACTATTCTATATGGTACGAAGAAATAGTCTAATTTGAAGTCTACGTTATGCATCATTGGTGCTAATAGTGGACTAAATCTTACTAATTGTTGTGTGTTTACTTTGAATGAGTCTCCTGGTATGACATCTTGAATATAACAAGGGTATAATTCTCCCATGTTTCCTGTCATTTTTACCTCATGTGATAAGTCGAAATTGTTTTTGTTCGGCTTCTTGTTGTAAATAGCGTTCATAGTGTTTCTGCTTGTATTATGTTATTTAATTGTCGGAGATTGTCTGAATCTTTTGATCTTTCCCAGTTAACAACATCTCCGTTATAATTGTTATCTAGGTCTTTATGAAATTGTTTTACTTTTTTGCTTATGTGTTTAATGTAAGATCTTTGACTAATTTCTAGTCTTTTTTCTTTGTCTTCGAATAATCTTTGTACATATGCTTTTGGTAATCTTCTTATATTTCCGTTCATATCTGCTGTGGTTAAGTCTTCTGTTTCTTTATGGTGTGTTCCATAGTTGTTTAAATAAAAACTTCCAAGTATACTGTGATCTGTATCTTTTCTTCCTTTTGACATCATAGAAAAGGGTCTGACACGTTTGTCTTTTTTTCCCCAATCCTTGAACATATATTTTGTTACATAATTTATTGATGATGCTGTAACTGTGCCTACATCTACGTATCCATGTTTTAAGTTTGTTGTTGTGTTTTTCCATTGGTCTGTTATTGGCGCCAAGTTTGCGATATCATAATTAAAGAGAAGCATATGATAATGAGGTCTTCTGGTTTTACTACCGTATTCGCCAACTGAATAATATCTAATAGGTTTGCTAACATCTTTTACTTGGTTTTTAGTTATTTTTAATTGTTTTGTTACATATTTTACATGATCGTTTCTTAATCGTTTTATATAATCTTGTAAATGTTTTTTATGAAGTGTTAAATAACCTTCTTTTGTTCTGGGTATGCTCCAATCTCCATATGTTAACGTAATGAATAGGGCTGAATCGCTTCCTAAATATTCGTGTTCTAATCTTAAACTCCAATCTGATCTTCTTTTTTTTCTACATTGTAAGCATTTGCCACATGGTACCCTGAAGTCTACATCCTTTATTTTTAGACTATTGCTGCAAGATGTTGCGATAATGTCTGGATAATATCCATAGTCCTCTAGGTACCGTTGTTTCATGACAGTCTAATTCCTCCTCTTTTTGCTAGAATGAATTTGCTTGATCTTTTTGACTTGTAACGTCTTCTTGTTCTGTATCTGTTCATATTTATTTATTTAATTGTTTTTTTTGGTCCTGTATATTTCCAATTGCCTGCTGCTTTTTTTCCTGCTGTTTTCTTTCCGAATCTTATATTCCAATAAGCTTTTACTTTTGCTATTGCTTGTCCTATTTTTGATGTTGCTTTACCTGCTATTTTTCCTAAAGCTGCTGGATTTCTTGTAATTGCTAATGCTGATAAAGCGCCTAATACATCTACTGCGCTTTCTGGATTTACTCCTAAGCCTTTTAATAATATTTCGCCATTTTCGAATGTATTTTTTCCATATTTGCCGTAATCTTTCTCTATTACTGTTTTTACTAGATTAGTATCTGCTACAATCTTTTTTGTTGTTGCTTTAACTTGTTCTACTTGTTCGTTGTTAAGGTTTATATTTGACTGTTTAAGTGTTGTATCTACTGCTGTGTTTATTGATTGTACACCTTTTAAATTTGTATCTGCTCTGAAGTTGTCCATTTGATATCTAGACATTTCTTTAGCTATTTGATATTCGCCTGCTTTTACTGCTCCTGCTATACCTTGATATGTTGCATTTGCTTTGTTTAATTCAGCTTGTGAATTTGCTATACTTGCTTGAGCTCCTGCTGCTGTTGCTTGTGCGAAATTTGCTCCTACACTTTCTATTTGTGCCTGTTGGTAGGGTAGTGCCTTTTCTGCGTTTCCTGTTGTACCTTGTCCATACATTAATGCAGGATTTAATCCTGCTTCTTTTAACCTTTTCATTTGCATGGCAGGTGTATTGTATGCGTTTTGTCTGTTCCACATACTTTCTGAAAAATCTCTTTGCCTTTGTGCTTCTCTTTTTCTTGATCTATTTCCGAATAATCCTCCTACTATATTTCCTAGTCCTCCTATTAATCCTTTTCCTAATGCACCTAATCCTTTTACTGCTGGTGCTACTGCTGGTGCTACTAAACCTAATCCCATATTATTTACCTATTTTGCCATCGTTATCTAGATCGGCGTTAATTAATTCTTCTATTAGTTTGATTGTTATTTCAAGCAACTTGGGTAAGATGCTTTCTGCTATTTTGAATAATATTTTTTTTCCCATGTTTTATATCTTTTATTGTTATTGTGTGTTCTTCGTGACATAGTATTGCTTCTAACATTGTTACTGCATGTCTACTAAAGAATATTTGTTGTGGTATTTCTTCTTGATGATTTACTAATCCTATTGCTATACATCCTTCCAATTCAATTCCACGATTAGCTGAATGTATACGGATGCCATATCTGTTAGGTACTCCGTGAATTTGTAGTGTTTCTCTATTAAACTTATTGCTATGAGTATAAGTAATATTGTAATTACCTTCCTGTATTTTCTTGTCATTGTTTTCTACTGTGCTGAAATAGAATATCCCGTTGTTTTTAGTGTGTATTTCTAGTATTCCAAATAAACTTCTTTGATTTCCTGTTACTTTTCTTTTTAATATTATATCTTTAATGATCATTTTATGAATTTGTTAATTAGTGTTTTTAATGTTTTTTTCGTTTTCCTCTGATTTGAACTATAATTTATAGTATGTTAATTGCTAATTGTGTATCGTTTTATCGAATATAGTGATTTTTTCGTAATAAAAAAACTTCTCCCCTACTCTTCTTGTATTTTTTTGTCTTTTTTTTTGTCTTATTGCCTATTTCATAGTCATTGAGCCATATATTATCAAGTCATATATATGGCTCCTTAATACACAAAAAAAAGCCGATATTTCTACCGACTTTTTAAAACAAAACTAACTAACCCAATTTTATTTTGGTTCTTCCTTTGTTTGTGTTTCTACTACTGCTTCTGTTTGAGCTGATATTAGTGCTTCTTGCTTTGCCTGTTCGTGATCTGATATTTTTGTTTGCAATGCTTTCACTTGACTATTAACTTCTTTTAAATATTGTAGTTTCTCTACGGGTTCCATGTCCTGAATGACATTTAATGTTTGTGAACTGAACGTAGCTTGTTCCTCGTAATAAGGTGTCTTATAATTGTCGTATGTCATTCCTTGTGTATTTCTGAATAATATTTCTCTTACTGACATTGACTGATTTGGTTTGGTGATAATTTCACCTGTGTTTTCTTGTACTGTAATATCTTGTACTTTCCATTTGTCTTTAATTCTTTTGTTCATCTGTTTGTAAATTTGCTGTTAATAACTGATTTAATCTTGATACTTCTTTGTAGAGTAGTGCTAAGGCTGAGCCGTTTTCATATACCATTGATTCTAATGTATTGTCTTTAATATACTCTTCTTTATACTCTTGAAACTTTTTTTTGAAGTCTTTTACTTCTGTTGTTTCATCTTCTGTTCCTGATACTACATCTTTTTTAATTAATTTCATTTTGATTTATTTATTTATGTTAAACTTGGGTTACTAAAGTATGGTATTGGTCTTACTGCGCTTACTTTGTGATATAAGCTAATCCAGCATTTGTCTTCTGATGCATCTGTGATTGCAAATATCCTTGTGTCGGGTGCGCATTCTATAAACGATTGATTTAATACCGGTGCTGTGTTTTCGAATCTTCTTGATAATTCCCAATGTGCTAATGTATCTCTAAAATCTCCTGCTACTCTGTTTTCTGCATATTTGTACTCTGCATATCGTTGTTGATATCCAAATATTTGGTTATCATCTGTTTCGTTACCTTCTATATATAATTCTTTTTTATATACTTCTTGTTCTCCTAGATTTGCGAATTGTGGGAAGTAATGATCGAATTTGTCGAATTTTTGCCAGAATTTGTTTAATCCTTGTACGTATGATGCTTTTGGGATAATTCTACATA